AAAGAGTTAGTAGAAGAACTAGCAGACCTTTTAGACATTAGTTATGAATCAGTAGCGGGGTTGGAGAAATCTCCAAAGACTGACCTAAAAAAGCTAAGAGATACGATTTACGAAGTGAGAGTAAATGGAGAGGAAAACTCGAATGGTTGGCAGCTAGTATGGAGAGGCGAATGAGTGCTTGGACTGGCAGAATAATTGAACTTCTCGGAAACAACTCAGCTTTAAGAGAGACTATAGCGAAGCGTGGTAAATATTTTATGATTGAAAAAGAAGCTAGAGTTCATCCACAACATGGTATGGTCGTCACCTGTTATGACGAAGACGGCTATCGATTCACTACAAGCGTAAAGAATATACGCTTTCCTCAGGACTTGCAGCGGGGTCTCTAAGATTCCGCAGTCCTTCTGCAACTTTATAAAAATCTAGGAACAATTTGCATATAAGGCGTATTAATTTGCGTATGGTTATTGACAGTTGAAAAGTTATAGTTGAAAATTTACGAACGAATTGGGCGTAATTGTAGAAAATTGGTTTTAAAAGTTTGAATTTGAAATAAGCCCGAACAGACTTACTTTGCTTTTCAGCAGATTATGATGATTATAATAAGTATCTCTTAGTCTCTCTCGCTAAATTGTTTAATTCACAAGGTGAGCTCTTACGCTTACGCGACGAGCTCTCTTTGTATGTAAATACACAATAAGCGAGATTCGCGAGAAGTTAGAGAATTAAATTATTTTATTAACTTAATCATCAGATTATGTATATATTATACCATACTTTTATCAATAAAGCAAGTACTATTTTTCTGAGGGGTATGATTTTATGGATAGGTTCGGGATAAGCTTATGGAAAAATATTTTAAGTTTGTAAATTTATTCGAGTATTAAAGTTTAACATTCCGTCCGTGCTTCAACTTGTATGCCTTCCACTCGTTTGCAACTCTTAATTTTTCTCGTTCATTTCTTCGTTTTGCAGAGTTGATTTTCTGCCTTCTTTTTTGGTTTGGTTTTTCATAGTATTCACGAGTGCGAAGCTCATCTTTTATACCAGCGAGTTCCACTTTCTTTCGAAAAATTCTCAGTGCTTTTTCAAATGACATTGTTCTAGTAGTTACTCTCGGCAAGGTGGTTCTCCCTGTGCACGCGTCAGGCGACAGAGGTCATTTGCGAGGTTGTTTTGATTATCAACTGTGGCTTGAACGAATTTCTTCACCCATGCCATATCAAATAAAAAATCTTTGTTTGCTGTATTCATACCAAGTTTTTGACACTCAGTAATAAGTGTCATCATTAGCGTTTCAGTCTGTTTATCAGCTGTCGCTTTTCTTGGAAAATCTATTACTTTGCTCATCTTTCTTCCTGTTAAATGTCCATCCACGCTTTCGTAGATAATTGACCTGCGACCTTATGCTTGTAGCACTTCGGTCAAAATGTTTTTCTAAATCTTCGATGGACGCCGAGTTATAGTGTTGTTTTAGAAACTTACGCTCGTTGTCTGTCCATCTTTTACTCATACATATATTATAGCAAAATGAAGAGCAAAAGTCAAGAACTATTTTCAGTGTGCTTAATATTTTTCTTGACTTTTGGTCAGGATTTTGATATAATATATTCTAATGGAGATTTTTATGGAAAGTATTGATTTGGCTTACTTCGTTATATTATGTGGAAGTGTCTATGCCGCTTATCACTTTGGTAAAAGAGATGGGATAGGAATAACTCTAGACTACATGAAAGAGCAGGGTAAGATAGATTTCGAAGATTAGAAAAATATTTCTTGACTTTTAGGTGAATTTTTAGTATAATATAGATAAGTGAGTAAAAGGTTTGCTCACATTAATTTTTGCGTACCGCAAGGACGCAAGTGAATTTACTGAAAAGGAATTTAGGAGAAAAATTATGAGTATTGATTTAAGTAAATTTTGGCTTGGACTAGATATGCCTACGCTTCCAACTTATACGGAAACAGCATATCCTAGATACAATATTATTGAAAGTGGTGGTAACTATCGTATAGAGGTTGCAGTGCCAGGTTGGGATAAAAAGGAGTTAGAGATAATTCAGGACGACACTGAGTTATTTTTAAAAGGGAAAAAAGAACAAAAATTAAACAGTGATGAGCGTTTTGTTCATCAAGGTTTAAGTCTGAAATCTTTTGAACGAAGATTTATTCTAAACGCAGACTTACAAGTAGATAAAGTAAATCTACAAGACGGATTACTGACTATTACTCTGTCACGAACTCCAAATTCTAAGAGGAAAATCTTGGAGATAAAATAAAATGAAAGCAATTATGTTGCAAGTTCGTGACTTTGTATGTGAAAATGGAGAATTTTGCCATGCAGTGAATCAGATATTTCTAGCTTCATTCGGAAGCAGTGTCGTGATTCTCAGCATAGCACCATTGACATAGAAAGTCAAGTTTTTCGGGGTGTTGTTTCTCACGAGTGAAAAACACCCCATCGGAGACAAATACATGAAAATATCACAAGAGGGATTATCCCTTATCAAAAAATTTGAAGGATTAGAGTTAACTGCTTATCAGTGTTCTGCTGGTGTATGGACTATTGGTTATGGACATACAAAAGATGTTCAAGAAGGAGATGAGTGGAGCGAAAGCCATGCGAATGACATGCTTGAACTTGAACTAGAAGAATACGAAGGCTACATAAACGATTGTGTAGAAGTATCTCTATCCCAAAACCAATTCGATGCCCTAGTATCATGGGTATACAATCTAGGTCCCGCTAATCTTAAATCATCAACTATGCTTAAAGTATTAAACTCAGGCGACTTCGACGGCGTTCCAACTCAAATCAAAAGATGGAACAAAGCTGGAGGCAAAGTGCTAGAAGGATTAATACGCAGAAGAGAAGCTGAAGCTTTGCTCTTTGAAGGCAAAGAGTGGCATGAAGTTTAAGTTAACAGAAGAACTTTTAATCAAAGCAGGACAACACGCAGCTGAAAGAGGAATGACACTCGAGGAATATATCGAGGAATTCCTTGCCCTTGCGCAACAGAATAAGGAACAATTAAAAGATGAAGGAAAATTGGATTAAGTTTAAAAATTGGGTAATATCTCTTTTTGAGACTCGATATCAATTAACTGTAAGTTATAATTCAACTTATGGAGATAGTGATGACCAAACCTTTATTGTAAAGAAGTTTCATGTAAAAAAAGATAAGTATTTAAAATTTACTACATCTGATAAAGAAGTAGTAGAGATAAGAGGTGCGGAAGGACTAAATTACAGGATACAACAATTATGATAGAAACAATATTTTTACTACCTTTTACTATATTTAAGTGGGGTTTCTCACTAATGATATGGAGTTCGATACTTGGTTTTATAGGTATCAAAATATGGGAGAAGTTTGAGGAATGAATCAATTTTTTATAGCAATAATTTTAGTGTTAGGATTAGGTTGCTACTGGTTATACAATGAAAATGAAACACTAAAAGCAAACAACGCACAACTAGAAATAGGTATAGCCACACAGGAAGCAACCATAGAAAGTTTACAAAATGATATGGCTTTGCAAGGACAAAGTTTATTAGATTTACAAAAGAAAAACAATGAGATACAAGGAGAAATGAATAGATACCTTGATATTTTTAAAAGACACAATTTAACAAAGTTAGCTGCTGCAAAGCCAGGGCTAATTGAAACAAGAGTAAATAAAGCTACAAAGGAGGTTTTTGATGGCATTGAGCAAGACAGTCGCGATATCGACATGCTTGATGATGGCGTGCAGTTGCAGTCTGATTCCAAGTAAAAAAATTGAAGTATCGGCGGCACCGATAGAGCGAAAAATAATACAACCAATTATGCCGCGTGAGATAGACCTCAAAGAGCCATATTGGTATGTAGTCTCCGATAAGAATGTTGAAGAATTTTTAGCAAGAATAGAGAAAGACCAAGGTCAAGTAGTATTCTTCGCTATGAGTGTGCCTGATTATGAATTAATGGCATATAATACTCAAGAACTCAAAAGATATATTAGAGAACTAAAAGAAGTAGTAGTTTACTATAGAAAGGTCACAGATGTTCAACCTGATAAAGAATCTACTAATTAAAAGAAGATTAGAAAAAGCCTCAGGGTGGTTTGAAAAACACTTCCCTGCACAAGAACGTTTTGAAGATATAGAGGATTGGCTTGAAGAGCTAGAGAATAGAATTATTGAGCTAGAAACAGATAGTCACCCGCCTAAAGACTTGTGCGAATTTGATAGTTGGGAAACTATAGATAATAGAATTAAAAAATTAGAGGAAAAGAGTGGACATTAATAAATTAATTGATATATTAAAACAAGGCATAGTAGAAATACAGTTTAAAAGTTTAAAAAGTGGCAACATTTACAATAGAGAATATACTCTACACGAAAGTATGATGCCCTTGAAATTCAAACAATCAAACGCATCCGATAAAATCTTATGCTATGATGTAGAATTTCAAAAAATGGAGGATATAGAAGTATCTAGTATAGAACACTATAAGCCTCTACAAAAATTGTCCTAGCGATAGGAAAAGGCTCGCAAGAGCAAAAGGAGAGAAGAATGATTGGATTCTTTGAATGGATACAAAGCTTTATAGCTGTAGTTCCAACAATCGTAATGTGCGCATCTTTTATTGCTGCAATTACTCCAACTCCAATTGATGATGGTTGGATGAAAAAAGTCTACATGGTTCTAGACTGGTTTGCCTTAAACGTAGGTAAAGCAAAGGATAAATAATTATGTCCGAAGCAGTAGACAATCGCAATGAAGTTCAAATAGAT